TGTCATAGCTTAAACCCATCTTTCGTTGGTAAGCGTTTCGGGTTGAGGTTAAGAACTGTCCATATCCATAAGCTGTCGAACTTGGATTATCCGCTTTAGGATTCCAGGATGATTCTCTTCCGACTAATTCCGTTAAACCGACTACCCAATTAGCAGGAATTTTCCCTGTTTTGAGTGCTGCTGTTAAGTGTTGTTTGTAGGTTTGGTAACCTGACGATTTAAGGGCATTTTTTTGGGTTTTCCATGTGTTCTTATAAGAAGAATTCCCACTGGCCGTGTTTGCTCCGTAAATGCCTCTTAATTTGCCTTCTGGAACACCAGCTTTCTGTCCGGCAAACATGGTACTGTCACCCGTTTGAACCCTTCGGACTACTCCATGGAATTTATCCTTGAAATAGCCTGAAGACATATCCGCAATAGCAACACCTGTCTTACTTTGAGATCCGATAAATTTGCCATTCCCTACATAAATACCAACGTGACCATTCTTCTTATAGGTATCAAAGAAGACAATATCACCTGGCTGCATATCCGCAGGGTTGACGGCTACACCCTTCTTAGCGATAGTGTCTGTATTTCCGTTACCTAAGTCAATGCCAGCTTGCTTAAATGCGTAATTCACAAATCCTGAACAGTCGAACTTTCCAGCCTTCACATCGGCTTCTGAACGTCCTCCACCCCACGAATAAGTGGTTTTCCCTATGAGACTTTGACCAACGGCTATTGCTGTTTGCCCGGCTCCACCTCCGGGCTGTTTAGGGTATACCAGCCAATCCGTTAGTGTACGCATCGAGTTGAGCTTGGTTTGTAGATTTCTGCATTTCGCCATTGTAATTCAGTTCATACATTCTCCATGCTGCATCTTCACCGTATTGTTGCTTTGCCCAATCCATTTGAGCCTTTTCAGCAGCAGACATATTATTGTAAGTGTACTGCTTCCAAATATCATTTTGAGATTGTTCATAAGCACCGGATAGAGCTTGAGTCCGTTGCTGTTCAATGTTGTTAATGATGTTCTGCTCTTGCGCTGGATCTTGAATTTGACGAATAGCATTCTGTTCGTTGGTATTGATTTCATTCATAGCCCCTTGTCGTTGAGCCGCTAAATTGGCGCTTGCTGTGATGTTTTCCCCACTGGCATTAATCCCATTAGCCGCCATCAATTCACGTAACCTTGACACGTTCTGTGCGCTTACAACGTCTGCTTGATTGCGCTGCCCCTGAAAAGTAGGCTTGATATCTTTGATTTGTTTCTGCTGCTGTGTACGAAGCGCATCCAATTGGGTTTTCTTTTGGGCATCGTACATAGCATTTAATTGTTTCGTCCTGGCATCAAACGGACTTTCCACATAACTTCTGACTTGCCCGGTCATTTTTTTGCCATTGGCTCCGACATAAGAACCATTGGTTAGATTAAAGTATTTACCGCTTGAATCGGCATAGAGATTATCGCCAATTTGAGAGTATGGTAAAAGAGCCATGTTATCCCTCCTTATTCAGCTGTCCAATTCACCATTACATACTGAATGGACGTTCCTTTATTTTTAACTCGAATTGTGGCTGTGTCTTTGGAGCTTGCTACAAGGCTACAAGCCATCGTGTAAGCTCCTTCTATGTCACTATTGAACATGCTATATTTAATGATTGGGCTATCAGAAAATCTCCCAGCCGGAAAAGTTAAGGTAACGTCTTGAGAAGCGCCGACATTGAGTGTTAAGGTACCGCTTGAACCTTTTACCGCAAGTTTGTTATTCACTTCTGTTTGGCTGTACGTTTCTGTTTTAAGGTATCGATTATCTAACCCTGCTTTTAAGCTCTCTAGAAGACTCTGTACGTCTGTTCCAGTTAATCCAGATATTGTCGTAGCCCCTAAGTTTTTCGCTCCGCTATCGCCTGCTGTAGTCTGTTTCAGTGCATCAATCAGAGCGTTTAGAGCATCCTTCAACTCATTAGGTGAAGAGTCGAATTGAGCTTTCAAGGCTGCAGGTGTTAACGCTGGCTTATCCGCTAAATCTGAAACGGTTTTGGTAAAGGCTGTTAGTTTTGAAAATGCCATTTATATCCCTCACTTACGTATGAAATTTTGGTATTGATATTTGATGACCAAAGAAAGAATGGTCAAACTCTCATTCAAACGGTCATTGGCAACGGTCAGCTGAAAATGAGATATCTTTTTCGCTTTGATCTTCTTTTTGAATTCCTGTGGATACGATGAAAACTGAAAACTAAAATTCGCAAAGTCTATCGTATTGAAGTCGAATAGATTGAATTTGATGAAATTCTCGTCAAACGCATCCCCATAGAACGTGAAGTTTGCAAAGTCGATGTTATTAAAGTCGAACACTTCCACATCTGATGTTCTGCCGCCATCTAACTTCTTATCAGTTTCATAAGAGAATCGTAAACTTGTAGACCCTGATGGCCGTAACCCAATAAAGACACAATCAACTAGCTTATGACGTTCTTCTGTGCCAAAGGTTAACGGCTTTGACTTCCAATAAGCGTTAATGGGTTGCCCATCATCGTTATAGGAATTCACATCCTCTTTTTCTTTATAGAACTTGTAAACCAGTCCTGTTGAAGAACTGCCGAAATATAAAAAACCATCCTTCTCTAAGAAGCATGATGCAGGAATGTTGTTATAGATGTACCACTTGCCAAATGGGGTAATGTCTGTTTTCTGACCATAATCCAGGACATACACATTCCCATTCAAAGCAAGCCAGTATTTTTTATCATAATCTATAGAAACGGCTGTGTTTAAGCCGGATTCAAGTAATAATTTACGGTCAATCGTAAGGGAAATATGTTCTACATTCCGCTCGTCTCTCACGTTAGATGCAGCGAGCATGTAAACCCCGTCTTTAGAGAGCTGTACCGGGTTATTCTCGATGATTTGAATGGAATTAGTAGCAATGGTACCCACTTCATCATTTACAGGCTTACTCGGAAAACTAGCCACTCCATTTTCATCTAATTGATAGCTTACTTGATGGATTCCGCTTTCCCGATGGATCACCAAGGAATCATATTGTTTCGAGAACCCCTTCACTCGTTCAGGATACTTATAGAATCCATTCTCTGGCCAATACGTAGGGTCATACAAAGCACTTCTCCATGCGTATTCCGGCATATTAGGATTACCGCTGGCGAATACCCTGGTATCATTGGAACCGCCAAAAGCAATGGTAAAGGTGCAATTCTTGATTTGTTCTGCTTTCCCTGAAACCGTCTTTCCTGCCGTGATAATTAAGTTGTTTGTACCTTCTGCCGGAGCTGTTGTGAAGGTAACTTTCCCTGTTGCCCTATCCACTGTTAACCCTGAACCTTCTGTAATGGTAGTCGTACCATTTAAAGCCGTTACTGTCGTTGCATCTAAGCCTGTTAGCGTTAACTGAAAGACGGTAGCCGTTCCATCAGGGCTAAAACTCTCTTTAAATTTGTTCCCTATGAGGTTGAAGTCTTCATTTGCTGTTCCTCCACCTCCAGGAAGCTTGGAAATGAAGAGAGTCGGGATATAAGGTGTCACAGGACTAACCGTTGTTCCATCGTAAACAAGGAAGTTCACACCATCTAGGATGTAACATTTATAATTCATGGTGAAGAAATGGACATTGTTATTGGCTAATAAGCCGTATAACTCCACAGGATCTGCATTCCCTGACTGTTTTAAAAGCCTGGTGCCGTGAGCAATCAACAATTCACTGGTTCCATCGGCTTTTTTGTAATCATAGAGGCCGTTAATTTTACCCGAACCCAAGGAAGTCGCATACACTCGTTGATATCCAGTTCTTTTATTGAGTGAACCTCTTTCATCAATGTTCATGTTCAACATATCAGGCGATTGGTGGTCATCGATTTGGGATGATGTGCCGCTTACATCTATCCCTCTGAATGGTTCCAATCGCAATAGAGAAGGAGCCGGACTGTTAAATGCCATTTGTGCCATAAGCATCCTCCTTTCCATAAAAAATAGGACAGTTTCCTGTCCTTTTAAATCCGCACAATAGAATCCAATGGCGTCACAAATTAGTTAACGCAATCCATAAAGGAAGCATCATTACACTTAATAAAAATATTAAACAAAATATAATTATGAAAGTTACCATGTCCTTTCCTCCTAGGATGCGTTAAGCTTCGAATGATTTCAGCCAATAATAAACCATGTCACCAATTTGATTATAGCCAGTTGTTGTTGGGTGAACACCGTCTGAAATATTGGCTACAGTATCAACAGCTACATGAATTGGCACTAAATAAACATTCGAAACGGCACTGTAATACTCAATTAGTCGCTTAACCCACGCAACATTGTTAAGTTTATATCTCCATTGAGTCTGACTGCATCCGTAAGAATCCCCAAATATATCTTGATTGTCATTTGGTGGAATAGTGATATTAATACCGATTTTAACGCTGCCATTATAAGCTTTAATCTTATTGATGATAGCATCGAAATTGGTAATAATAGTCGGTATGTTTGAACCGATAGCTATATCATCAAGATAAGCAAATGTATCATTGATTCCTAAATTCAAGATCACATAATCGACACCAGAATAACCTTGCTGGGTCATGTAATAAGATAAGTCGAAATCACCAGCATTATAGAACGGATTAACTTTATTCCCATCATTAACATATGTTGAGTTTGTTCTGTACATGGCAGCCGTCCAACCTCCACGACCTTCCCATAGATTTGGCGCTGTTCCCATTGTACCTAATAAAGTTATGTCCATCACATCAGCATTAAAGTTCGTTAGCAATCTTTGTGTCACGTCACCTGTACCATTCGATCTTACAGTACTGTCGCCAATTACTAATACCTTTTTATTAACTCCACTTCCTACTGAAGCGCTTTTGACAACAATATTAGTGGTTGCCGAATTCTTTAGTACTCCATCTTCATAAACGGCAATGGTTATTGCGTAAGTACCTGCTGAAGCTGGATTTACCGTAAATCGATTTGTTTTTTGAGTGCCTATGCTACATGTAACGGCTACTTTACATTTGTTCAAGTCTGCGTTGGTGATGTTTTTGAAATAGATATTCAAATCTTTTCCTACTACTGCTGGAATAGATGTTGGTAAATTAATGATGTAAGAAGGTTTAATTTGAGCATCCTTTGTAAACTTGAAACCAAAAGGCTCATAACTTGTGGATGTCGAACCTAATTCCACTTGAAACACATCAGTTACTTCCTTTTTCATGCTGCATCTGATGTATTTGCAGTTGGCTGGTGTAGTAAACGTTCTAGCTCCTGATCCATTTCCTAATCCACTGATATAAACAAATTTATCATCATAGAAAGCCATGTGATAAGCAATATTGGCTGTATACGCTGTACTTGGTAACACTTCGATATAATCACTTACATTATAAGTGGTGTTTGTTGCCAACACGCCTACTGTGCTATCAACATATTTATCTGCCGTTATGGTGGATTTGTTGAATAAGTTTTTACTCGCAGTAGAAAAATTGGTTTTCTTTACTGTCACTTCACTATCCGAAATTTGATAAGATAAATACTTTTGTGGAATACCCATTTTAAAGGTTTCGTAAACAGACGGTAAAGTTCCGATAGACGCCATAAATACACTTAAATTAGTGTAGTAAAAGGTCACTTTTACATAATAAACATTGGCTGGTATCGTTAATTGAGTAATAGCAGTTCCTAATGCTTGACCGCTAACAAATGCTTTATTTACATCAAATAGCGCATAAAAAGAAACGTTATTCGAAAATTTCAGCACATCATTTGGATTTACTTTTATAAAATCACTTGAATAATACTGAGTATCCGCAACGTAAGTACCGTCAGACGACTTTAAGTACCCATTAAAAGCAGTGTCTTTATTGAATAAGTTTTTGCTTAAAATTTCCGCAAAGGCTGTTTTTTGAAATGTAACACTACCATCAGCAGGGATAGCGTTAATTGGTGTATTTCCTGCCATCTGCGAAAGGAATTCCGGTGTCATATCGGTTTGACCTAATTTTACAGATTTATCTCTTTTTAAATCGAGCGCAGTATTTACATCTGTTTGCTTCGCCTTTTCCGCCAATTGCGCAGAAACATCATTCATTCTGTCACCCAATAAAGGGAAAGTTCCACGGGCTGCTAATACCTCTGCATTGGCATCCACTGTCTTTAATTGCTGGAATTCCTGATCTAATTCATACACTTTATCCAAGGTATCGTTTAGGTTTTGGCCATTAGGCACATCACGAATAGTAGTGGAAGAAATGGCACCTTCAGAAGTTCCACTTTCATAGCCATCTAGCCTGTTTTTAATTCCTTTATCCACATCATCGAGGGTCTTTTGTTTCGCAAGCTCTACATTCTCATTCAAACCGCCCATAAAGAGCTTATCTGTATCTGTGGTATAACCCGGTTCTCCTTGGTCTAACTTCGGGAGATTTGCCTCTTTTCCTCGTCTAAATCGTATCTTCGGCATTAAAACTCACCTCCATCATATGTGCCAGCTCCAGGAGTAAGGAATGAACCGCCTTCGGTATCGTTAACCGTGCTTGGTGTTCCCTCTTCTTGCTCTCCTACAATGCCATACACATCTTTAATGGCCGTAATCTTAGCTGGTCGTTTGCGTTTTAATTCATCATATCGAGCATTAAAGAAAGCCGCTCTGTTTTGGTCTTCGTTTATCAATAAATGAGCTGCTAATCCATACGGTAATATGGTGAGAGATGAACGGTCATCTATCTGCAGCACACTGTTTTCACTAATAACCGCTAAGGGGGATACTGTAGGGGGAAGCAATTCAGCCTGTAACATGGTAAGCAAGGACCATGCTTTCTTTTTATATTCGTCTGGATAACCATCAAAAGCACCCGTCTCGCTTTCTTCATCCATGAGATCCATTGCAATTGTAAAGACATCTTGAGCAATCACAGCCATGTAAACACCTCATTTCTACATACAAAAAAGGGGAGAGCAAAGCACATTTGCCCCACTCTCCCCTCTGTTTTACTTCTTCTTTGTTTCTTTGATTTCTTTGAATCCTTCACGAATATAAACATCCGCTTGAATATCATTGATGGCGATTGTTCTTTCTCCATTTGGAGCTTCAAAGATTCGTTCCATTTAAAACACCTCTTATACTGTCTTCCAAGAGTAAACGGCTTTCACACGGCTAGTAAGGACGAATGCATCATAGTAGATACGGCCTTCAACCAAGTTACCGTTGATTCCTGGAGGGTTTTCATGAATCTTGTAATCCTGCAACTTCTTAGGCGCACACATTGCACTTTTGTGAACGATAATGAACGGAGTTTTAGCAGGCATGTAAGAAGTCGGAACTTTTACAATTGCCACTCCATCGATTTCACCCACTTGACCATTGATTAATTTTTGCTGACCTAGATCAGAAGCTTTCAAGAAAGAAGAGTCTTGCTTGATAGTGTTCAAGTAGCCAGGAGTAACGAAAGCGACACGGCCTTCTTGAGGCACTTTGTTGTCATCTAGGTACGCTGTAGCTTGTAAGAATGAGCTGTAAGCGTTAGAAGTCGTGATGTTTGTTGCAGCAGGTACACCGCTGTTTGCTACAGCTGCAGCATCCCACTTTGTTAAACGGTAGATATCGATTTCAGGTACAACTACTTCGTCATTTTGACGAGCAAGAGCTTTTCCAGCTTCACGAACATTCATGCTGTCCTTTTTGTTTCCAGCATCAATAGAGAATGTGAAAGAACGGTCCTTAGAAAGGGTGAATGCTGTTACTGTGTCATCTAATTCAGCAGCCACACCGTAACGAGCTGAACCAGTACGAGAATAGTCATTCATTGCAGCTGTTGAGATGTTGTAAATGTTTACGGTTTTTACTCCATCCCAATCATAATCCTGGTGTGTTGCTGATTCTGTTAAAGATTTTAATTTGAATCGCTCATCGACATTAGAGCTATATTTAGAGGCTAAGTTTACTGCCATTTAGATCATCTCCCTAGATTGAGTTAAACCCTGCTAGGAAATCATCCTCCGCTTCAATTTGATTGCCTCCATGAGCCGTTACAGAGCCTACAGGAGCTTTCTTTGCATTGGAATCATTCTGCTTCAGGGTTGTTAATTGGTTACGCAATTGGCTATTTTCGTGCATCATATAAGCGAATTTAAGTGGTACACCTTTTTCAGTGGCATCCCATACACTTTGTGGAATATTGTCTTGATTTGGTACGAAATCACGGCCATTGGCTTCACGGTAGTAATCGAAAAACTCGTTGTAATCCGCATTTTTACGTTCTTCCTCCGCTTTGGCTTTGCGTTCGTTCTCGTATTGTTCACGGAATTTACGGTTTTCGAGTAGTTCGTGTGCCACTTCTTCCGAGATTCCTTGTTCTACTAATTGATGAATGCGTTCTTGCTCTTGTTGCTGTCGAACGGCTTCAATGTACTCCTGTGGAGACATATTGTGCTGGCTGGCTAATTCTTCGATAAAGCTTAAACGTGGATCACTTTCAAGCGCTTGTAAACGTTCTTGGACTTTATCGTAATTCAAGCCTTTTTGTGCCAACTCTCTAGCTCGTTCTTCATCCAGCGCTAACTCTTCCTTGTTGTATTTCACTTTGAGGAATGGGTTAGTCTGTTCATCTGTTGGTTGCTCTGTTGGAGTTTCCTCTACAGGCTCAACAGGTTCATCTGTGGTTGTTTCCTCTGACTGTGGTAGGTCATCTTGGAAATCATCCGGCAAAATCATATCATCTTCAAACATGGGTAAATCCTCCTCTTCCTATGGTTGGGAAGTTTTTGAACAGTTTAACGTCATATTCAGGACAAAATAAAAACACCTACATCATAGGTGCTTGTGGTTCTGCTGGTTGTCCTTGCAATTGAGCCAATATTTGTTGCTGTATTTCTTTCGGTGCGCTATAGAAAGCTCGTTGCTCCTCTGGTTGTAATTGAGAAATTAACGTAGCTGGATCATTGGCTGCTTCATGTGCCATATCCATCTGTTGCTTAATCTTGCCGATAAGCTCCTGTTTCTGTGGAATATACTCGTCAGGAACCCTTTCCAGGTAATCCACAAAGTCAATTTTCTCTTTATCCAATAAAGTGTCTAATGTCTGTAAAGAAGCAATTTCAGACCAATAGGAAGCCTCTCCAACATCAGCACGAACATTGAGCCATTCATCTTTGAAAATACTGAAATCATACTGCTGTAACGATTTAACACCATTTTGTTCAATGACTACTGGTCTAGTGCCGTAATAGGTTCCCATCATATCAAGAAGCACACGGCCAATGTCTTCTATCCACTCATAAAGATTCGCTTTTGGATTCTCTAGTGGGATAGCTGAAGACTTCTGAACCGCGATAATAGCACTTGTGTTTTTCGGATCTATCTGCCCTAATGCAGCATCACTGATACCCAAACATTCCTTCGTATATTGCATAGCCTGCTCAATGGTCTGCATAATCTGACCACTCATT